ATGCCCCTTACCGACGTCGCCGTACGGGCGGCAAAGCCTCGCGACAAGGCCTACAAGCTGGCCGACGGCCAGGGCATGTACCTCGAGGTCATGCCGAACGGATCCAAGTACTGGCGTCTGAAGTATCGCATCGACGGAAAAGAGAAACGGATGGCCCTTGGGGTCTATCCGGCGGTGACCCTGCTTGCGGCCCGCAAAGCGCGCGACGAGATCAAGGAACAGTTGCGCGGCGGCCTCGATCCGTCACACGAAAAGAAGCTGGCCAAGCTACAGCGAAGCCTAAGCCGGGTGAATTCGTTCGAACCGGTTGCCCGAGAATGGCACGAGAAGCGGAAGGAGGCGTGGTCCGAACGGCATGGGGTGCGGATCATGAAACTGCTCGAGCGCGAGATCTTCCCGTCTCTGGGGGCCCGGCCGATCGACGAGATTTCGGCGCCCGAGTTGTTGGAGGTGATCCGCAAGATCGAGGCGCGCGACGCGATCGAACTCTCGCACAAGGCGATCCAGGCGTGTAGCCAGATCTTCCGGTACGCGATCGCGACGGGCCGGGCAGAGCGCGACCCGGCGCCCGATCTCCGCGGCGCCCTGAAGACGCGCACCGTCGTGCACATGAAGCGCGTCAGCGAGGCCGAGCTGCCCGAACTGATGCAGAAGATCGACGCGTACGACGGCGACTACCAAACCCGGCTGGCGCTGCAGTTCATGGCGCTGACATTCGTTCGGACGAGCGAGCTGCGGTTTGCCGAGTGGGGCGAGATCGACGAGAAAAAGAAGGAGTGGCGTATCCCGGCCGAGAAGATGAAGATGCGGGCGCCGCACATCGTGCCGCTGTCGAAGCAGGCGCTCGAAGTGGTCGCCAAGCTTCGGGAGGTGAACGGCAACAGCCAGTTCCTGTTCCCAAGCCGGTCGAGCCCCAAGAAGCCGATGAGCGAGAACACGATCCTGTACGCGCTCTACCGGATGGGCTACCACTCACGGATGACCGGGCACGGCTTCCGCGGCCTGGCGTCGACGATCCTGAACGAGCACAACTTCAACCGGGACTGGATCGAACGGCAGTTGGCGCATAGCGAGCGCGACAGCGTCCGGGCGGCCTACAACCACGCCGAGTACCTGCCGGAGCGCCGGAAGATGATGCAGTGGTGGGGGGATTACCTAGCAATGCAAGATATCGTCGGTTAGCTCTGGGAAGATGGTCGCTGCAGGGGATTGGAGCTGAGCGTCGTGGTACCCACGCAAACCCGAGTTTGGACGGCTAAACATTCTGACTACAATGCCGTCATACACAGGTAGTGGATGCCGATCCCCAAAAAGCTTGCGCGTGATAAGCGCACGGCCCATGCTCGAAAAAACTCAACCATTGCGCAATGCCGTTGCTGCATTTGCAGGCCACGCTATCGCAGGGTCTGTAATTTTTGTAATTCTTGCGTTGGCCGCCTTCGGCCTAGGAAAGTTCGTTAATCTTCTTGAAAGTTGGGGAATAGACTCCACCATAGCGATATGCCTGCGCGCGCTTGAGGTCTTGCTGTTCGCTGGTGACTCAGTGGGTTTGCTGGTCTTCATCTTCAATGCCATGCGAGCAGCATATCGGGAGCTGAGAGAATGAAGCGTTCATTGAAAATATTTGTGGATGCCGCCAAGGAAACCCCAGCTCTGTACTTTGCACCAGTTGTTGGGGCCCTTAAAGCGGCTTCCAAGGTTACAGATGAGATGGCAACGTCGAGAGGTGTAACGCCCAAAGGTATGTCACCGTTCACAGTCGATAAGGCTCGACATCATCGCAAACCCAGATAATTCCAGAAGCCCCGCCCCGAGCGGGGCTTTTCACATCCGCGGTCGTCGACGCGGTGCGCGCAATGTTGCGGCTACATCCCACGGGTGAGATGCTCAGGGGGAAGTGATTCTTGGAGAGCATCAAATGTCTATCGACGAGGGCCTGAGCTACGACGAACTCACGGTCCAGACTGAGCAAGTCATCAGCGCATTGCTTGCACGGTATGCCGTAGCTGCTGATCAGAACGCGCAACGGAAGCTGCGTGATCTCGCACACGGCGCGCTCGTTCTCTGGTCGACCCTTGCGTATCGGACTGCGCTGAAGATCGGTGAGGCGGACAGATATGTCGCTGACCAGGACCGATTGAACGCGATGTTCCCCGAAGGTACGCTCAGCATCTGAAGAAGCGGGAGGCGAATGCCTCGTCGCTGACCCTGTACTCAGCGTTCGTCGACGAGCGTTTCTTCGAGCAGTACCCGCGGTGGCGGCAGTTCGTGGAGCATTGACGGCCGCATCAATGTAGTCATCCGCAAGATCGTTCGCAGCGAGGTTTTGTCATGAACGCTCTCAGAATGAAGCAGGTGGCGGTGAAACTCTGCCTGGGTCAATCCACGTTGTATCGCATGATCGCGGCCGGAACGTTTCCGAAGCCGTTCGAGCTGGTGCCGGGGCGCACCGCGTGGCTCGAATCGGACATCGATGCATGGCTCCAGGAGAGAGCTCAGTGCGACGGAGTCATGGAGCACAGTCAGTATTCCGAGCGACGGATCCAGGCCGGCAGCCGCAGAGAATCCGAGGCGCAAGCATCCGACCGCGAGAACATCGATGAACTCGCGCTCCGGATTGCGATGCGCCTGACGCCACATGCTCTATGGGATCTCGCCGAGGTCGCGGAATACCTACACCGTAGTGAGCAGCACACGCGGCAGTGGATCATCCCGCAGGACGGCTTCCCGCGGCCGATCAGGATTCCTTCGGGCAAGGGTGCGGAGCGGCCAAGACCGCTTTGGCGCTCGAAGGATGTGATCGCGTGGGCCGAATCATTAATTGAGACGTGAAGCGCCCCGGTGTCTCACGCAGGGCGTAGAAGGGCATCGACCAACTCGATCGGAATGAACCCACAGCGATTCAGCTTCAGCGTTCCGAACTTGATCATGTTGTGCACCGTACGTGCACTGACGCCCAGCATCTCGGCCGCTTGCTTCTGATTGACCTGAGCAGGGCGGGGATGTCGACTCGCATATAGCTCGACCGCCCGTAGAGCGATGCGCAGTTCGCGAGCCTCGCCGGTGTCTCGGGCGGCTGACGTATCGGCGCCTTCGCTCTTGAGGTCCTCCATTCTCGATCGAAGCCACTCGTCGAAATTGATCAACAGATCTTCGTTGAGGTTACGCTGCATCGTCTGCTCCCGATTGATCGTTTGCTCGTCAGTGCCCGACCATCCGGCGAAATTCGCACGTCGAATGTGAGCATGCGATATGTTCCCACTGCTGCACACTGTTTACAAATTCCCCCTTGACCAAGGGTTTCTGCGGGGCTACTCTTGTTACATCGCTGAAACAACAGCGGTCGGGTTTGGCGACCCGAGATCACAAAGGCGGACAAGCCGCCGCATTCGCGGCTATTTTTTCGTCCGCACGCCTTCGCACGCGCATACAATCTACGGGCGGGCATGGGCGGGGAGACCTTCGGGTCTGCCGGTTTCCTTTGTGGCCGGTTCGCCAACCCTGTCATGTGCCCGCCCACCTCATTTGGCGATGGGACGCGGGTCACCTTTCACACAAAGGAGTCCGCAATGTCCGCTTCAATCACGCCCGAAGTTCACTCCACCAAACCCGACTACAGCGATCCGACTTTCCGCGGAGCTCTGATGAACGACCATTGGATTCTCGATGACGAGGCCAGCATGGCGATGATTCCCGCCCACCTGATCGCCGACGTCAGTCGCGCGTCGAATGCGATCACGACGATCGCGCGGTTGGTCCACAACAGCCTTTGCGAACCGGATATGTCGGGCGCCGAACCTCTCGGAAAATCGGCTCATCTGGGCTTGCTCGACGCCGCCGAACTCGTCGGCAAGTATCTCGACGAAATCGCCGATCGGATGAACGAGACCGCGCAGAGCTATGCGCGCCTCGAAGATTCGCAGGAGGCCTAACATGAACAAGCCAAATGACGTCTCACAGATCGCGCCGGCTGAATGGCCTGAGCTCAGCAACCTCTCTCGTACGTTCGACCTCTTCACTCCAGAAGGCTCGGATTGGATCACCGGACTTAGTGCGTCGATTCACCTCAACCAGTGCTACAAGTCGTTCCAGGCGATCGACGCGATCACGCGTATTTTGATCGCCGACGGCGTGGCCCATGACACCAATCAACCGGTCCTCCCGGGATATCTGAGCAGTGGGTTGCTCACTGCGGCGAGCGTGCTTTCTGAAGTCGCTCTCGGTAATCTAGAGAAGCTCGCGGACTGGTGTGACAAGCGAGAGGATGAGGTGCGCCATGACTGATATCACCCGCATTTCTGAATCCGGCCGGCCCCACGGACGGCGCCGTATCCATCCGCTCGACGGGAAACCTCTCGCAACCGTGATCAGCTTGGATGCGCACCGGAAGTCCTTCCAGCCAAAAACCACCGAAGAGCAATTGCGGCGGTGCGTTGCCGTCCTCGGTATGGTGTCAAGCGCGATATTGGTGGCGGCAGAGGCGCTCACGAGCCTCGATTGAGCGACATTCGGACCTCTAAGGCGGAAGAGGAATAGGTGATTTTTGAGATCCGATTGCTGGGCTGGAGGACCTAGATTACTGAATCGACGAATGAGTCACCAAACTCGGATAGAAGGGTTTTAGGAGCCGACTGGCCTGATTCGGTCGGTTCCTGATTCAACTATGGTCTCTACCGAGGAGGCTGGGGATTCGTGAGAGAGAAAATGCTACCGGTCCTCTCGCTTTTTGGCTTCCCAAACGAATCCTGCTCGAGATTCGGTCGCGCCACTTCTAGACATTGGGGAGATTACTTTGATCGATGAACGGGCATTTTCTATGTCTCGCTGAAGACGTTGGATGCTCTCTCGGGATGCGCCATTCTTCTCCGCGAGTTCCACTGCCTCAACAAGAACCTCGACCGTTTGCTCGAACATCAGCTTGACCAAGTCAAACCGCAGCTTCTCCCCTTCCTTTTCAGCCTGCATCGCTTGAGTCAGCTGTTCGATAACGCGGTGCAGGTGTCCCAAATCCGAGCTCTTCGACAGCCTATCGATGATCTCGGCGTTCATAGAACGTCCTGCGTTTTCCGCGCTTACAGAAATGTCGGCATGCAAGTGCCGCGGCAGGCGAAGTGCCGTCTTGATGTACTCGTCCTGGGTAGCCATATTGACCTCTTGACTCCAATTTGCCTCCAAAATGAAGTTGCCTTCAAATTGGAGGCGCGCTATGCTTCTACCGTGCCTTCGTTTTGAAGGCATGATAGTGTCAAATGGGCAACTTTGGGAAGAAACTTAATAGGGAATTACCATGGCGAGGGGCGAGTCTGAGCAAAGCGAAGGGACGTTACCGACGATCGGGTTGTCGACGTGGCGCCAAATTTCCCCGTACCTGCCGGTCGGCAGGGAAACCTGGCGCAAGCTCTGCCTTGCTGGGAAGGCACCGAAGCCGATCCGGCTTTCGGAAAAGTGCACGGTGTACAGCAACGCCGAAGTCCACAGGTGGTTGGCGGATCCGCTTGGCTTCGTCACGCCGCCTCCTTCCCCTCCGGAGGCGGCGTGACGAAGGAGATGATCACCCATGCGAGCGATTGCGCAGTGCACAACGAGCCGGCATATCCGGCTGGTCCGTGCAATTGCGGCGCCGTACTCAAAGCTCAGCGTAGATATGCTGCATGGCTGAGTCGTTGCGCTTATAACCAGGTCGCGCGTCTCGGAAGACGGCTCCGGTCTCGTCTAGGGAGCCGATCTCGTCGGTACGGAGAAGCTTCCAACCAACAGAGTTCCCCGACTGGCTACCGCCGGCCGTCTGATAGCAGCGGAGCAGGTAATGACCTTCATCGCTGACTCCGTACGCGTGCGGCTCGACGACGCGGAAATAGCCGTCGTAGCGAAGTTCAAGAACGCGCATATGGTCGATAGCGCCGACAAGCTGTTGGTGAAATCGCATAAATGTCCCCGACTAGATAGTTATTGTGGTTCCGGCTGCGACGATTCTACTCCCAGTGCAGATCACCGTTCCTCCGGCAGCCTGCCGAAGATCGCCGGGAACGTGAGCAAGCGGAAGCTCGACCTGTTCGAGAACATACGGATCTTTGTCGACAAGGTCACCAAAACCGGCAAGGTTTTCGTGTCACTGGCAAGGCTTTGTACGACTTCTTTTCTGGCGGTGGCGGCGTTTCCTACGCGGTTAGATGCCCATCAGACGGGCGTCTCGTTCGGATTTGTCTCATGGGCGCCAGAAATGGCCGGGAAAACGATTTAGCCTATGCACGTCGACTGGTCATCGGCAATGCGGCAGAAGCCCCGTGTTTCGGGGGAAGAGATGAGCCGAACCTGCCCGGCAAATCGCTCAGCCTGACCAGCTGCTTCCCCCAAAGCGCGGGGCTTTTTTATGGCCGTTTAGTAATCCTTAGTGGATTATTGGCAAGGATGGTAAGCATGAAAGAAGCCATTGAAGGTGATGTGATCGTAGCGGACACGCCGTGTCAGCCGTTTTCGGCACCTCGGTGCCCGAGACGATTCAGTGCGCCGAATCTCGTCGGCTGGTCGATCGATCAGACGGACGTAACCGAGTTGAGCGGCCAGGCCCGAGCCGACTACGAGCGCGAGCTCCGCATCAGCGCGATCGGCAAGCTGCTCGAGTCGCCGGCCGCTACGCCGCTCTGGCGCCGAGTGTGCAAGCACGCGATGTACAGCGAGATCCGCCTCAGGAGCGACGACCAACGGGTCGCGATGGAACTGGCGATCCAGGAGTCCATGCGATGAAGCCCGAGATCATGCGGCAAATCACAAAACCGGTCGACCCGGCCAGGTTCGTTTTCGTCTCGAACGTTTTCCATGCCGCGGCCGCGCTGCAGACGCCTGTCGAAAACCCCGCAGCCAAGCCGATCTTGCGCGATGGAGAGAAGGTGTATTCACTCGCGGATACGCCCCTCAATCGAGGCATGCTGGCGGCGTCTCAGTCACTCAAAGAGATGAGCGAAGACGATTGCCGGCCCTACCTCAACCGTCTGATGCAGCTCAGCCAGATCTTCGAGAACGCCGAGCGTTTCGCCGCCTTCATCCAGACTCGTGGGGAGGATGGCGCAGTGCTGATCAGCGAATCGTTGCTGAAGGCGGCCGCAGTCGCCAAATTTTCCATTGACATCAAGCGCGACCGTTTCGAGTTTGATCTGGCGGATGTCCAGCATCACGCCTCGCGTTTCGCGTTGCAGGAATTACAGAGGGACGGCAATGAACGCATCTGACTATCTGCTCGACCTCGGGCAACCCATTGCCTATCACCCAGGCTTGGTGAAGCATTTGGGCAGCGTGAACGCGTCGCTCTTTTTCGGACAGATCTTTTACTGGCAGAAGCGGACGACGTGCGAGTTGGGCGTCTACAAGACTGTCGAGGAAATCGAGGCCGAGACCGGCATGACATACCGGGAGCAAGTGACCGCCCGCAAGCAGCTCGTCGAGCGCAAGGTGCTGATCGAGACACACAAGCGTTTCGAGCACAAGGTCTACTACCGCATAGACATCAATCGTCTGAATGAGATCTTGAATTTCGCGAACTGCGGAAAGCGCAGTTCGGGGGATGCGGATTCCGCAGTTCGTGAGGAAACAAAAGCGCAGTTCGTTAATAAGGCAAAGAATACTACAGAGATTACATCAAAGAGTACGGCTGACACGTCAGCCAAGCGTGATTCGATCGACGGAAAGTTCGAGGAAGCGTGGCGGAAGTATCCAAAGCGTGAAGGATCAAATTCGAAGCAGGCGGCGTTGCGGGCGTGGAACGCTCGGATCCGTGAAGGCATTGATCCGGGTGTGCTTGTCGCAGCGGTAGTCGCCTACGCTGCGGCGATGAAGGCCGCCGGCAACATCGGGACGCCGTACGTCAAGCAGGCGTCGACGTTCTTCGGCCGTGACCGGCATTTCGAGGAGTTCGCGAAGCCTCAAGCGACCGACGGAGAGCTCTTCGGTAGCAGCCCGCAGGACGTGCCGTGGTGGAAGGCCGCGGGCTTCACGTACCAGTGGCAGGCGACGAACGCAGGCTGCAGCGAGCGAACCGCCCATCTCTGGGCGAACGGCATCCGTCAGGAGGCTCGGGCATGAACGCGCGAGAACTGGCCGAGATGATGGCGCAGAACGCGCAGACCATCGCCGAGCACCTCCTGCCGAACGGCCGTAAGTCGGGCAAGGAATGGAAAACCGGCAGCACGGCGGGCGAGAAGGGGCAGAGCCTGTCGCTGTGCCTCAACGGCGCCAAGCGGGGCATATGGAAGGATTTCGCCAGCGGTGAAGGCGGTGATCTGCTCGATCTTTGGTGCGCGTGCCGGTCGTTATCCGTGGCTGACGCGATGCGCGAGGCGAAGCAGTTCCTCGGAGTTCGCGACGACATGCCGAAGCGGCAGGCGCCGGCGTATCAGCGTCCGGCGCGGCCGAAGGCAACACGCCCCACGAGTCTGCTGGACGAGTGGTTCGGCGGCCGTGGAATCACGCCTGAGACCGTGCAGGCGTTTCAGATCGCTGAGCAGACCAATGGGCCGAAGACGCACGTCGTGTTTCCGTACCTCCGCGGCGGCGAGCTGATCAACGCCAAGTACCGGAACATCGCGGACAAGAAGGACATGCGGCAAGAGGCCGGCGCCGAGCCCTGCCTGTTCGGCTGGAACCTCATCGAACCGGGCCAGCGCATCGTCGCGATCGCCGAGGGCGAGGTCGACGCCATGACGCTGCACCAGGTGGGAATTCCGGCGCTGTCGGTGAACGCGGGTGCCGGCAACCACCAGTGGATCGATAGCGACTGGGAGCGGCTCGAGCGGTTCAGCGAGATCCTGCTCTGCTACGACAACGACGAGGCGGGCCGGAAGGGGGCGCACGAGGTTGCGAACCGACTCGGCATCGAGCGTTGCCGCGTCGTGTTCTTCGGTGATTCGAAGGATGCGAACGAATACCTGCTCGCCGGCGCCAGGGCGGAGGATTTCCGCCGCTGCTGCGATCAGGCATCGGGCTTCGATCCGGACGAGCTGAAGTCGATCGAACACTTCTGGTCGAACGTCAAATCGATGTTCTATCCGGCGCGTGAGGACGTGAATTTCCCGTACCTGTCGTTCTGCGGCCGAAACGAACTCTGGTTCGAGTTTCGCCCAGGCGAAGTGACGGTCTGGACGGGCATCAACGGTCACGGCAAGTCGCTGTTGCTCGGTCAGGTGCTCATCGGACTGATGTGCCAGGGAGAGCGCGCATGCGTCTTTTCCGGAGAGATGCGGCCTGAGATGCAGGGCAAGCGGATCGCGAAGCAACTAGGCGGCCTCGATCGGCCCGCGCCAGAGTATCTCGACCACATGGGCGCGTGGCTGCGCGACCGGATGTGGGTGTTCGATCTCGTCGGTGTCGCGGCGATCGAACGCCTCGTGACGGTGTTCACGTACGGCTTCAAGCGCTACGGGATCCGCCACTTCGTGATCGACAGCCTGATGATGACCGACGTACCGGAGGACGGCCATGGTGCCATGACGGCACAAAAAGAGGCGATGCGTCTGCTGGCGAACTTTGCGCGCCAGTACAACGTCCACGTGCACCTCGTCGCGCATCCGCGTAAAGGCCAGGACGAAAAGCGAAGCCCCGGGAAGATGGACGTCGGCGGCAGCGGGAAGATCACCGACGCGGCGGACAACGTGTTTTCGGTCTGGTCTGCGCAGAAGGAACAGGACGACAACAGCGTCGACGAGCCGGACGCATTCCTGACGCTACTGAAGGCTCGAAACGGCGAAACGCAGCGCCGGTCCCTTGCGCTGTTCTTCAACCGCGAATGCATGCAGTTCGGGCCGAGTGAATCCCGCCGGCCATACGTTTATTTGCCGTTCAGCCGCGTTTCTGAAGAATACACCTGCTAGGCCACACCTTGAGATGGGAGACAAATGATGGCGAAGATCGACGTGACGAATTCAATGATCGCTGAGGCAATGGACATTGGTACGAGGAGCGGTCTTTTTGCACCCAACCCGAGACGCGAGGACGTTATCAAGATGATCCAAGGCGTCCTGTCGGTCGTTGGAAATCGAGATGCTGACAGGTTCAATTGTCGCGTTCGATCCCCGGATGGGAAAAAGGACCTGAGAGGGCGGATCGTCGGGCCGGCGCTGGAGCGTCGCGGTTTCTTCCGCGTGGAAACGGAAGATGGCCAGCAGCTCTTCCTGAGCGGAAACGAAATTTATCCATACTCGACTTACAAGTCGAGGTAGTCACGATGAAACAGATCGAGCGCGAGGGATCGGCGCAGCGGCAAATCTGCGAGTTGCTCGAGCGTCAGGGCGCCATGACGATCAACGATGTCGCGGCGGCGCGCGGGATTCATCCTCGCGCGACTGCGCGGAGGCTCGACGTCCTGGTGCAGGAAGGATTCGTCAGTGTGGCTGGGTCGCCCAAGCGCTACCAGCGCACCGGAAAGCCGATTCCGCCGATCACACCGTTGAAGCTGAAGTCAGCGCGCATCGCTGAGCGCCGGCGGCGCGAAGCAGAAGCAATTGCCGCGCCGTTCCGGCTCCCCGAGCCGACGGAGCTCGAGCGCGTCATGTCCTCCTGGGTGGGGGCGTGCGCGTGATCTCGCTGCGGAACCTTTCCAATCCGGACCTCATCGGGCACCGCATCTGCGAACTCCTTGACGAGGAAGGGAGACTCACGCAAGAACATCTCAGCATGAGGCTAGGTGTCCGCCGAGGAACGATCTCGAAGTACCTGACGGCATTGACAGAGGGCGGCTACACCTACGTCTCCGGCACGATCACCTACGCCAAGCCGAGCAGGGAGAAGGGCATGCGCCGCGGCGTGATCTACCTGTACGCGCGCACGACCAAGCCGCTCCCGATCGACAACTGCGACTGCGAAGAGCTCACGGCAGCCGAGCTTCACCGGATCATGAGCGGCATCGTTCGGCGCGGGAAATCGCTTTAAGGTGGCCGCGTCTCCTTCACTTCGGTGATTAGCCCGGTTCGCCGGGCGTCTTTTTCTGGAATGCGCCTCGAATCCTCCATCTGCCCGCAATGCAAGCGCCTCTGGCGACTGACCATCGTCGCCATGCTGCGCGAAGCGAAAGGGAAGAGATGGGTGTGCCGCGTCTGCCAGATCGCGAATGAAGCAGATGCCGCAAATAGTCAGCGCGGGATAGGAAGAAACGACGACGGGGGCCCATTAGCCCAGGCCCGAACAACTGGTGTCGCGCCAGCTCGATAAACGTGGCTGAATGGCGGAGTCGCCCCGCCAGGACCGACCGGAATGGCTGAACGCACCAAGGCGCAGCAGGTCGACCAAGCCGGATATACCCGCCGCGATCAAGCAACGCTTCTAAAAAAAGCGGGTGGGAGGTTACGCCCGTTCCATCGGTCCAGCATCAGCCGGAGACGGTCATGATCACCTACGCTATCCTCTCGCCCGATCGCGATGCGCCGTGGGGCTACTACCAGTCGAGCAACGTTCCCACGCTCGAAGAGCTCGCCGATCACATGGCGCAGGCCGGCGGATATCCCACCCGCGACGAGTGGATGATCGCGAACAACGTCGGGATGCTGGGATTTGCGCCGGTGCATTGACGCAGGGAGCTCGTCTTGACAGGTCTGGGCGCCTATTCAGGCGCCGAATTGCTTTAAGAGTCCGCTATAAAGATCGAATTTCCTCTTGGCGAGGCCTTTATCTTGATATGCGGGCATCTCAAACATCACGGCCTGCGGAAAACCACGGGGTTTGTCCGGCTCAGCTTGGCTCTTCGCTTCGTCGCGCAGGTCGATGAGGATCTTTTGCACATCGGCGAGTACTGCAGGGTCGCGCTTCGCAATCGCGGCAACGATGGTTTCAAATGCTTCAATGCGCGCCTTCAACAGAAGAATGTCGTGATCCATGATTCGGTTCTCCGTATGTACGATCGGCGACCGGATTATCGCCAGCAACGACGTTAGCAGGTTTCCGACAAACGGAAATGCATGGGGGGCAATATCCCCGCGCGCACGTACGCGCGAGAAAAGGCTCAGGCGAGAAGACGGGAAGGTAGGAGAGGGAGCGGGAAGGTGGCCGGATCGGCACCCTCCCGCGTCCCGGGAACACGCATCGGCCGCCCGGTCACAGCCGGGCCATCACCCGCTGCAGTTGCATCAGCGACCACTCACCGCCACGCGCCGTCTTGATGCCGAGTTTGTTCAGCTCGTCGACCATCGCACGCTGAGACAGGCCGGCAGACAGAAAGCCGTTGATCACCGTCGATAGTGAGCCGGCAAACGCGTTCGCAGCCTCTTGGCGAGCTTCAATGTTGGGCTTGAGGTTCGCCGGGCCAGTAGCACCCAGCACCACGCCACGAGCCTTCGCCGCGGCCAGCGCGTCTTTCGTGCGCTCGCTGATGCGCTTGGCTTCGTGTTCGGCGAATGCGGCCATGATGTGGATCGTGAGTTCGTTTGCCTCGGGCATATCCACCGCAACGAACTTGACCTTCGACTCCATCAAGCCGCTGACGAAGTGCACGTTGCGCGCGAGGCGATCCAGTTTGGCGATGATCAGCCTGGCACCGCGCTTCTTGCAGAGATCCAGCGCTGCACGCAGCTGCGGGCGCTTCGATAGGGCGTCGGCACCCTTGCCGGTTTCCGTCTCGGTGAACTCTCCGACCAATTCCCACCGACCGCCGTTGAGATAGCGCGTGACCGACTCGCGCTGAGCTTCGAGGCCGAGTCCGCTTACACCCTGCTTGGCCGTAGAGACCCGGTAGTACGCCACGAATTTTCCAGTTGCCATCTCGTTTTCCCCGGTTCGACAACAATTCAGCACGAACGTCCAATATGTTGTCAGTGTAGTCCACGCGTCCTGAGAGTCAAGCCGAATCGGCGTGTGGTGAGGGGAGGACTGACCAAGCCTGAGCCCCGCCGGGCTTGGACCTCAACGGGATCGAGCGGCGTTCCGGAAGCCGTGCTGCGCCAACTCTGGGACCACCCCTGGGGGCCCCGGACGGGGGTGACGAAATTTCGCGGACCCTCTCCCCAATCCGCACACGGGAAAAACATTGATGATCCTCCGCGAGGAGGAATCTCATGGCCCTGACCAATGCAGCTTTGCTCAAAGCGATCTCGGACGATCGGGCGCTGGGTTCGGCGATGCTGTTTCCACATCGTCACCCGCAATCCTCGCCGGAGTTTCACGTCGAGGTTATGGACTTGTGGCGATGCGCCGACGAGTGGGTGCTGATCGAGGCTTTCCGGGAGGGCGCCAAGTCGACGCTCTCGGAAGAACACCTGCTGATCGAGGCATGCTTCGGCAACTTCGGATACTGCCTGATCATCGGCGAGACGTACACGAAGGCCTGCCAGCGGCTCGAGGCGATCAAATTCGAGGCGACCCGGAACATGAAGCTGCAGGGGCTGTTCGGACGGTTGAAGGAGTCGGGGCGCGTATGGAACGAGCACCAGATGGAGCTCGCGAACGGCGTGCTGCTCGAGGCGCATGGCTGGGAAGAGGAGTTTCGCGGCTTCAAGTGGCGCGACATCCGTCCGGACCGGGCGTATCTCGACGACATTGAGAACAAGGAGCGAGTGAAGGACAAGTCGGCGGTGGATGCGTCGATGAAGAAGCTCTACCTCGAGTTGATCCCGGCGATGGACAAGGTCAAGGGCAAGATCCGGGTTACCGGGACCCCGCTGGCCGAGGACTGCATGATCACGCGCCTGCGCGCGAATCCGGACTGGACGAGCCGTCAGTATCCGATCTGCAACGGTGACATCGACGACCCTGCTACGGAAGCGTTGTGGCCGGAGCGATATCCGATGGACTGGATCCGGCGGAAGCGTGACGAGATGGAACGGGCCGGGCAACTCCGCGGCTTCATGCAGGAATACATGCTGATGGCGATCGGCAGCCAGGACAAGCCGTTCGAGAGTGAGCACATTCGGGAGTGCGCGCTTGATCCGGCGCCGTGGCTGCCGAAGGTCGTGATCATGGACCCCGCGCGCACGACCGACGTGAAGAAGAGCGACCGGACCGGGCGCGTGGTGCTCAGCCGGCTCGGCACGAAGATCTACGTGCACGCGAGCTCGGGCGAGTTCTGGAAGCCCGATGAAGTGATCGACGACGCGTTCAAGACGTCTGCGCGCTATGGCAATGCAGCGGTGGCGATCGAGAAGAACTCGCTCGACGAGTGGCTACTGCAGCCGATGCGCGCCGAGATGCTCCGCCGCGGGGTGACGCTCGCGCTACGCCCTCTTACCGCGCCGCAGGACCGCGACAAGACGCAGTTCATCATGGGCATGCAGCCCTTCTTCGAGGCCGGCGACATCGTGCTGGTGGGCGGCCAGGGGCAGCATCCGAAGTTGGTCGCAGAGATACTGAACTTCCCCAGCGGGCGCCGCGACATCCTGAACGCGCTCGCATATTTCCAGCGCGTGTTCGCGGGTGTGCCCGTGTATGAGGATTTCGGGCAGTGGAACCTCGTCAGCGAGTACGAACCGAGTCAGCAGCATCCGCTCGCGCTCGCGTTCAATGCGTCCGGCACCGAGACCACTGCGGCGCTGCTCTGCATCGAGGGGCAGCGCGTCGTGGTGGTCGCGGACTGGATTTCGCCCGTGCCGCCCAAGGAAGCGGTGCCCGACATCGCTCAGCTCGTGCGCGCCGCCTTTCCGCGTGCGCGCGTGACGGCATGGCTGCCGGCCGATGTGCTCGACCAGGCTGATCGCATGCCGATCGTGCCTGCGCTGCGTGCGGCAAACCTGTACCCGATGCGCGGCGCGTACGTCAACGTCGCTCGCGGCGCGTTGTCGCCACTGATCCGCACCGAGGCCAAGGCGCGCCGCCTATTCCAGATCGATCAGGAGGGGGCTACCCATACGCTGAACGCGATGGCCGGCGGTTACAACTACCCTGTCGATCGCGCGGGAAACCGGAATACCCTCCCGGAAACTGGCGCGCACCGTACCCTCGTCGAGGGGCTCGAAGCGGCCGTGTACGTGATCTGCTCGCAGCGCGCGGACGTCCTGCCGGAAGGCGTGAACATGGGCGTCAATCCGCAGGGTGTGAGCTATCTGACCACTTTGCCGCGGAGATGAACATGGCAGTCGATCGAAAAATCACCCCCAAGGCGCCGTCGCAGCGCCCCTCGGATTTCTACAAGGGCAAGCAGCAGGGCGGCGCGTACGGCAAAGCCGAGAAGGTCGGCGAGCGCATGCAGGGCGGCCCGATGCGCGAAAAGCTCAGCAAGCCGGGTCTTTGACCATGCCTATCGGACCGATGCTCGTCCCTGAAACCGAGGAAGGAAGTTCGGTTCTCGTTGTGGTCGAGAAGGACGGGATCGATGATTGGATCGATCTGATGCCGGCGCTTCTGCGAGAACACCTGCTGCCGAAAATCCCCAAAGACGGGAAGCAGTATGTTGCGCGGATCTCTTGGACGATCGGAGGAATGTGATGAAGAAGCGTCGCGAATTCCAGGGCACGCGCTCCGAATCGCGCCCGGTCGGTGACTTCTTTGCCGAGAAGACGGCGAAGAAGCCGAACGCAGATGATCGGCCGAAGCGCACGCCGCGCGATCGTGGTACCGGCACTTCGCTTGAGCGGAAGCTGCGCGGCAAGGTGATCGGCTGATCCTTCCATGGCCCGCTCAAAGAAGCCGAAAAAGCAGGACGACAAACCCGCGGTCGAAACACTGGACGCGCGGGCGCTCGACGCTGAGAAGACCGGCGAAGAAATCGAGAACTGGGCCGACCGGCCCGATTCCGACGCCTACACCGAAGCGGCGAAGCTGTATCCGAAGATCGCGAAATGCTTCGAGAACAAGCAGGAGCAGATGGACCGCTGCGCCGAGTACTGGTCCATCTACAACGCCCAGCCGGACGAAAATCAGCAGTATTCCGGCAACTCCCAGTGTTACATCCCCGCCGTACGCAACGCCGTCAACGCGCGCATGAAGCGCACGCTGGCGCAGCTTTTCCCGGTCAACCACAAGCACGTCGGTGCGACTGGCCCGGACGGCAATATCCCGTTCGCGCAGATCAGCCTGCTCGAGCATTACATCCGGTCGGCCTCGATCAAGGACGTCGTGCGAGCCGACCTTATCGCCGGCGACGTGACGGGGCAGTGGAATCTGTACATCGACTGGTCGCGCACGCAGCGCCGGATCACGGAGCTGATCAAGAAGCCCCCGATCCTCGAGGATCACGAGCTTGGCGGCGAGGTCGAGGATTTGACCGCGCCGGATGAAGACTGGGATTGGGAGAAGGAATCCAAGGAGGTCACGACCGAAGGGCCGGACGTCGTTCCGTTCGCAACCGAAGACCTGGCCGTCTACCCACCCACCTGCAACGACATCGAGAAGGCGACCGCGACCGCGATCCGTCTGCGTCTGACGATCGATGCCGTGCAGCAGTTCGTCGACGAGGGGGTTTTCGTCGGCGTCTCGGCGAAGGAACTGGTCGACAACCTCGCGAAGCCGGACGGCGGTCGGGAGAAGTATGTGCCACCGAAGAAGCGCACCGGCGACGCCGGTATCCGCACGGAAGGCACGTTCAAGTACGCGCTGATTTACGAGGTCCACGCGAACCTGGATCTGGGCAACGGCAAGGAACCGTGCTTCGTGTACTTCGCCGGCCAGGACGTGATCTTGGGAATCATCCGCAACCCGTTCTGGTCGGGTAAGCGACCGATCATCTCGGCGCCGATCGAGCGCATCACGGGCTCGTTCTTCGGCATCTCGAAAATCGAGCCGGTGAAGTTTCTGCAGTGGAACCTGAACGACTTCTGGAACATGGGGCAGGACTCAGCGCAGTACAGCCTGCTGCCGATCACGATGGTCGATCCGCTGTCGAATCCGAACTACCAGTCGATGGTGGTGGGGCTCGCCGCGGTATGGCTGACGGATCCCAACAAGACGAAGTTCGCCAACTTCCCGGCGATCTACAAGGACGCGATCCCGCTCTGCGAGAACCTGAAGCAGCAGATCAATGAGTCGATGGACGTCAACGACGCCATGCTCGGGAAGATGCCGGCCGGTCGGAAGAATCAGGCGCAGATGGCTGCCATGGCGCAGCAGCAGGAATCGAACATCATCGACAACGCGAAGCGGTACGAGGAAGTGATCCTCAATCCGCTGGTCGAATGGATGTTCGAGCTCGATCGGCAGTTCCGCACCGAAGAGCTCACCGTCGAGGTGCTGGGCGAGCTTGGCGCGCGCGCGAACCTGCAGACGATCCCGCCGCAGGCGTTCGGTGAGCGCTACTTCTTCCGCTGGTGCGGCACGTCATACCAGCAGAACCTGCAGCGCATGCAGCAGATGATCGCATGGATGAACGTGTTGCGCGGCATCCCGCCGCAGCAGCTCGACGGCCGGCGCCTGAACATCGGCCCGATCCTCGAATACGGCACCGAGCAGATCTTCGGACCCGAGGTGGCGCCGCGCATCCTGATCGACGAACGGAACCTGTTCCATCTCGATCCCGAGGACGAGAACCTGATGATGCATAACGGCCTGGCCGCCGAGATCCATCAGGCCGACGATGACCGCGCGCACATCGCCGCGCACCTGCAGGCCGCGCAGCTCACAAGCGATCCGCAGGGGCTGTTCCGCGCGCACATTCAGCAGCATCAGCAAGCCATGCAGGCGAAGCTGCAGGCGCAACAGGCACCGAAACCGGCGCAAGGACAGCCGGGCGTCCCCGGGGGTGCAGGTCCTGGCGTCGCGGGCACGCCGCGCGCCGGCGCGCAGCCCGGCATGCCCCGTCCGCAAGGGCCAGCCGGCATGATCCACCCGGATCAGCTTGCCTCCCCAACATCGATGCCGAGAGGGTGACATGGCAGACCAATTCCAGCTCGCGCAGTCGATCCTGCAAATCCTTGGCGGTATGGCGGATCCGGCGTCGTTGAAACAGGCGATCATCAGCCTGTCGAACCAGACGCAATCGGCGCTGAACACGCTGTCCACGCAGCCCCAAACGCCTGGCGGCGCAGCGGGTGGCGATCTTTCGGGGAATTATCCGAACCCGATCGTCGCGAAGATCACCAATCCGCTTTCGCAATACGGCAATCTCCCGCTCGTCGCCAATGGCTTGAGCGCCGTCGTTGCTTTGACGGGTCTCGTGAACCAGAGTGCCAACATTGTATCGACGACACTGTATGCGGTGCCGAGCGGTGGGGCCGGCATGTACCGCGTATCGTGCTACGCGGTCGAGACTACGCCGGATGCCGCGTCCTCCACATTGCCGAACGTCGGGGTGGGGTGGACCGACAGCGATTCCGGCGTGGCCCTTCTGGCAGGAACGGTCACTTCGACCAATACGGCCAACGCCGCCGGCGCGTTCGGCCAAGGAACCCAGATCGTCTATGCGAAAGCCGGGACGAACATCACCTACCAGACGAGCAATTACGCATCCGGAACGGCAGGGGCGATGAAATACGCGGTGCGCATCCGCCTTGAGTATTTGGGGTGATGGCGTGAAAAACTTCTTCGCGCGCTCAACTCCGTGGCATACCGTCCAGACGGGCGAGCTGATGGGGCATCTGACGACCGCCGAGCGTAACGCCGTCATCGCCCACGAGCGCGGGCATCTGGCGCACTGGCATGCCGAAAAGCGTCTCCTGTGGTTTCTGACACTGCGCGTGTTCTGGAACTGGCATGGCTTCCTGAAGATGTGCGAACAGCAGGAGCTCGAAGCGGACCAGTATGCCGTCGGCCACGGGCACGGCCGGGGGCTGCGCATGTTCCTGGTCAAGCACGGTCACCGACGTAAGCAGCTCGGCTATCCGTGTCTGCATCAACGATTGGAGGCGCTCGATGGCTGATGCTTTCCGCATCATCCCGCCGCAGGTGCGCGCGGAAGGCAAGGACGTCCCGCCTGAGCAGATTCAGGCAGGGTTCAATGCGCTTGCCAATCAGGTGACGGCAGCGCTGAATAACGTCGCCAGCGATCCGACAGGCCCCGCCGGCGGCGATCTTTCCGGCACATACCCGAATCCGACCGTAACTGGCGTGAATGGCTCGCCGGCCGGAACGATGGCGAACCAAAATGCGAACGCCGTGAACATTACGGGTGGTTCCATCTCGGGTGTGACGGTCACAACTTCGTCGCCGGTCGGCGTGACGAGCGGAGGAACAGGGCGAAACGCGCTCACCGCGAACGCGGTCGTGATCGGCGAGGGATCGAGCCCGGTCAACTTCGCCGCCCCTGGCGCCACGACCGGAGTTCCTCTCGTATCGAACGGCGCGTCGTCCGATCCGTCTTTCGCTACCGCATCGGTTGCAGGTGGTGGAACTGGGCGGACGACACTCACGGCGCATGGTGTGCTGATCGGTGAAGGCGCCGCGGCAATCAACCAAACCTCTGCCGGTACGTCCGGCCAGCCGCTGCTATCCGGCGGCGCTTCCGCCGATCCGAACTGGGGAACGCTCGCGCCTACTGCCGGTGGCACTGGACTCACGACGATAACCGCCCACGGCGTCATGATCGGCGAAGGGACTGGGAACGTTGCGACGGTTGGGCCAAGTGCCACGATAGGACAGGCTCTGATCAGTCAAGGCGCGAGTGCGGATCCCGTATTCGGTTATCCGACCGGCACGCTGATCGGGGTTCGCGTCTTCACGTCCAGCACGACCTATACACCCACCGCTGGGACGAACAGCATCATCGTCGAAATTCAAGGCGGTGGTGGCGCTGGCGGCGGCGCGGCCGCCACTGGCGCGGGACAGTTTTCATGCGGATCGGGCGGGGCTGCGGGCGGATACATTCGCCATCGCATGACGAGCGGTTTCAGCGGAGCAACGATCACGATCGGCGCTGCCGGGGTGGGGGCTTCCGGGGCGGCCGGTGGCGCGGGCGGCAACACGTCATTTGCTGGCATCACGGCAAACGGTGGGGCGGGCGGCGCGGCGAATGGCCCGGCAACCAGTGCAGCAACGGCACCTTCTGCGGGCGGCACCGCTTCAGGCGGAAACATCATCAATTCCAATGGCGCGCCTGGGTTCTGGTCTGTCGGAAATGCCACGTTGGCTTACGGCGGGATAGGCGCGAACTCCATCCTTGGTGCCGGCGGAATCGAAGTTGCGAACGGTGCCGGCGGAGCTGCTTCCGGGTATGGCGGTGGTGGCGGTGGTTCGGTTATCGGAGCGAGCAGCGGCGCGCAAACCGGCGGTGCGGGTACGCAAGGTGTCGTGATGGTCTGGGAGTACAACTGATGAACCGCTACGCGCTCATCCAGAACGGTCTTGTCGTGAACGTGGTGCTTTGGGATGGTCAATCGCCATGGACCGATTTATTGGCGATCACGCTCCTGACGCCGGACTCGCCGGTTTGCCCTGGCTACACCTACGACGGTACGAATTTCACCGCACCTCCTTCTCTGCCACCGCCGGCTGTCGTATGAGACCTGCATGGCGCTTTGGAAAGACGGGAAACCGCTATACAAATCGCACAACCCTGATCAGGAGATCATCGTGCGCAAAAACCTTCTGGCCCGTCTGATAGGCCTCATGTTCCCGGCCATCGGGCCCGGCCAGATCCCGCAGATTGCGGATCTGGGCGCGATGCCGGATCAAGTCAGCCTCGTGAACGCGATCGTCGGTATCAATCCGCTGCAGGAAGCGATTTATAACGCCGACGCGGCAACGGCCTCGAAGACGCTGACCGCCACGGAAATTAGCGGCGCGGCGCAGTGTTTCCTCGCGTTCACCGGCACTTTCGGTGCGGGTGGCGCAATTACTCTACCAACGGTCGCGGCGCTGATTGCGGCGCTACCATCGGCGGTTCAGTCGAATCCGGTCGGCATCACGTGGCAGCTTCGCATCATCAACGTGGCGACCACGCAGACGTTGACCGTGACGACGAACACCGGCTGGACGCTCAACGGAACGATGACGATTGCGACCACGGTTTGGCGTGATTTCATCGTTACGATCACCAGCGCTACGACCGCCACGATTCAGGCTGTCGGCGCAGGAAACGCATAAGGACCGCCATGAGCAAGCTCCTGCAGCGACTTCTCGGTTTCCTGTTCCCCGGCATCGACGATGCTGATCCATCGGATCCTGGCGGTGACGCTGGGGGTGGCGACGCTGGTGTTGATGGTGCTGGCGGCGCTGATCCTGCTGCCGGCGATCCTGGCGCTGATACTCCGGATGACGATTTCGACTTCGATTTCGTCGAGCCAACCGCACCAGCGCGCCGCACGGCTTCGGATGCGGAGCGGCTCGCGGCGCTTGAAGCGGAAGTAGAACGCCGCGGTCGTATGGTCGACTCGTCGCGCACGCCCACGTCGACCGCACCCGTCGCAGATCCGGAGTTTCAACGCGAGGAAGAGCGCTTGCGTGACCCGAATCTGGATCCGATGGAGCGCTGGCAGATCCAGTCGAACCGCACGCTGCGCCAGAGTCAACAGGCTGCGCAAGCCGCGTTGTTTCAGGCTCAGGATCTCCGCGACCAGACGCTGTTCGAATCGAAGATCGCCAGCGATCCGCACCGCGCGCGTTATCGCGATCGCGTCGAAGCCGCCGTGCAGGAAGAACGCCGCGCGGGACGCAACGCCTCGCGCGAGGCCGTCTACTACTACATGCTCGGCAAGGACATCGCAGACGGCAAGCTGAAGCCGAAAGCGAAAGCCAAGACCCCCGCTGCGGACGTGCCGCGCGGCAAACCGCCGGGCGTACGCTCGACGGTGCCGCCGGCGCGCGGGCAAACCGAACACCAGAAGCGCGCCGCGCGGCTGGCCGACGTGAACATCTGACCAGCACGAGGACACCATGCTGACGAAAATTCTGGCCCTCTTGACGGGCCTCATGTTCCCCGGAGTGACGAACCAGTCGTCGAGTTTCACGGCTGACGTCGAAGCGTACATCCAGGAAGAAGTCGAGCCGCTCGCGCGCCGCCAGCTGGTCGCATACCAGTTCGGCAAGCCGCTGAAACTCGACACCAACCGTGGCACGACGTACACCGCGTCGCGCTATCAGCGCCTGCCGCTGCCGTATGCACCGCTGCAGGAAGGCGTCGCGCCTCCAGGCGAAGCAATGACTCTGCAGCAGGTCAGCGCCACCGCGCAGCAATGGGGCGATCGCGTCATCATCACCGACGTCGCGAACCTCACGATCAAGCACCCGCTGTTCCAGCAGGCGTGCGAGCTGGTGTCGCTGCAGATGCCGGAAACGCTCGAGCGCAACACGCTCAACACGCTGCTGTCCGCGCCGCAGGTGAACTATGCCGGCGGCGCTGCCAACCGCGCCGCGCTGACGGCAGCCAACGTGATGTCGCCGCACGAATCGAACCGTCTGTTCGCTTCGATGGCGGCGTACGGCGTGCCGCGCTTCAACGGTGATGAGCGCGAGGACATGATGATCGAGGCGGGCGCGTACCGCGATCCGTCGACGACGCCGCGCGTCAAGCAGCATTACGTCGCGCTGATCAGCCCGTTCTCGGCGCAGGACATGCGCGAGAACGCATCGGTCCAGCAAGCCTGGGCTTATAGCGACGTCAACCGGCTCTATAACAACGAGCTCGGCGACTTCGGTGGCATCCGTTTCTGCGAAACGAACATGATGCCGTACTGGACCGGCGCGGCCGCGATCAACGGTACCGCGTCGACGTCGGGCGGCCAGCTCGCGACCGGCACGTACTATATCCAGGTCACGGCCGCACCGGCGCTGACATCGGTCGAGCAGACGATCTATCAGGTGTCGTCGTCGATCAGCGTGACGGGCCCGACGGGCTCGATCTCGGTAACGCTGCCGTCGTTCCCGAACTACGTGTTCAACGTGTACATCGGCACGACCGCGAACCCGGCCAACCTCGCCACGGCGATCGGCAATGGCGTGCCGGTGACCGGTGTGCTTGCCGGCCAGGCGACGCAGCTGCAGCCGAACCAGACGGTCACGCTGACCGGCATCGGCGTCACGCAAACGCCGCCGGCCGCACCGGCGACTGGCGTGTCGGTGTTCCCGGTGCTCTTCATCGGCAACCACAGCTACGGCCAGGTGCTGCTCGAGAACCCCGAGTTCCACTACCTGACCGGCGCCGACAAATCGGATCCGCTGAACCAGACCCGAGTCGTGTCGTGGAAGGTTTTCTACGGCTCGATCCTGCTCAATACGGCCTTCCTGGCCCGCGTCGAATGCGGCTCCGCATTCGCGCCGGGTTACCAGGGCGGTACCGTGACCACCCCGTAAGGAGTAACTGATGGCCGCACGTAACTCTCAGGAGCCGGCAAAACCGTCTCCGGAGTCGGCTGACGCCGACGAATTGCTCGGCGGTGCTGCACCGGTCGAGGAAAGTCGCGAAGCGCTGCTCGAGCGTATCAAGGCGCTCGAAGCCGAAAACGCCAAGCTCGGCGCTGCGAAAGACATCGCTGAAGAAGAGTCGGCGCGTCTGTCCGCGCAGGCGCAATCGGCACTCCTGACGTCGGGCGTCGTCGAGCGCTATGCCGGCAAGGCGGAGGACGGCGAGACGGATCTCTGGTGGTATCGAATCGACCTCGCGCCGTGCGGCGGCGAGCACCTGAAGATCAACGGCACGCCATACCTGCACGGTCACACGTACAAGTTCGACACCGACACGCTCCGCTCGGTCAAGGAGATGGTCGCTCGCACGTGGGTGCATGAAAACGACATCAACGGCCACGCGTTCAACCCCTATCGGCAGGCTCAGAACAAGGTGCTCGGCGGCGGCCCCGTGCCGGTTTGGGCGCGTTCGTAATTCTCCACCCCCAAAAGGAAGACCATGTCGCAAGCCTCCCAGGAAGTTACGGCTGCAACGGTGATCGGCAACTTCACGATCACCCTCCCGGCGCCGAACCAGGCGCAACTCTCGGCCAGCGGTTATCTGGTCGAGGGCGAGTCGAAGGACTCGCTCGATAGTCGGATGGACATGGTGCGTGAGGCGCTTCAGCGTCAGCAACGCATGCTCGAGATCCCGGTTCTCGAAGCCCACATCGAGCAGTGGGAAAAGGCGCGTGACGACGTCGCACGCGCGTACGCGGATCTGCTCGAGCGGCAGAATGCGAAGAGCTCCGGAAAGACCGGCGCGAAGGCGCTGTCGAGCCAGGAGCAGGCGAACCTGAAGAATGCGCCGCAGCAGCTGAAGGGTATCGAGACCGAGCTCGAAAAGGCGCGCAAGAAGATCGCGGACGCGCGCGCAGGAGCATGAAATGGCCTACCTCCAGGCCCAACAGATCGTGCAGCGAGCTTGCGCGATCGCGAAAGCGCCAGGCTGGCTGTCGCAGGGCGGCATCTACCTGAACATGGTCCTGGAGGACCTTTGGCTGCATCGTGATTTGAAGATCAACCGGGTCACGGAATTTGTGACGGTCCAGGCGAACAACTACGGCCCGTTCACGCTGCCACTCAATTACCTGCGCACGTACGATCTGTTTTTTCAGCAGAACAACCTGCCGTACTTCCTGCATCCGATTTCACCGGAAGAGTGGGACCAGGAGTTCAAGGACCCATCGATCGCGAACTACCCATACGAGTTCATGTCGCTGCTGTACGACGAGACTACCGCGCAGGCGAACCAGTCGGCGGGGCAGCTCTTCATCTATCCGCAGTCGTCCGGACAGATCACGCTTACGCATCGATACATGGTGAAGCAGCCAGACATCGCGACGCCTGAGGCCTCGGCCGTGATTCCCTGGTTCCCGGACCAAAATTACCTGATCAAGGCCACCGCGGCCGAACTGATGAGCGAGACGGACGATGTCCGCCAAGAATCCTTCCGTGCGCAATGCGAGGCCTTGCTGCGTACGCACCTGATCATGGAAGGCGACGAGCAAGCGGTCGTCAAGTCGGTTCGTCTCGACCCTCGGCGTTTCCATACGAACCGCACGCTGAAGCCGACGAAGATCACGGACTGAGAGGCGCGACATGGCGATCCGCAATGCGAAGCCGGTCCGTTTCACACCGAAGGGGCTCAGTGATGCGTTCGATGCCACTGACGCCTTTCCTGGAGCCTGCCAGCTACTGAGCAACCTCGTATTCGATCAGGGAAACCCCGAGATTGTCGTCGCGCGCCCGGGCGTCGGCGCCGCGCAAACGACGTTCGGCGGCTTCAACACGCCGACGTTCGTGTCGGTGTTCATTGTGATCGGGACCGTCGCCTACGGCATGGTGTCCAGCGCGCGCACCGCCGGCTTTGACGAGCCGTTCGCCTATAACCTGTCGACGAACACGTTCGTAACCATTTCCGGCGTGACGGCGGGCAACGTGCCGGCGTCGCCCGCGACGAGCGGGCCGTGGACGCCTCCGACGATGACGGTTGTCGGTACGAAGATCCTCATCACGCACCCTGGGTTCAGCGGAACTGGCTCGAACTTCTTCGGCGTGGTCGACGTTTCGAATCCGGCCGCGCCGACGTGGTCCTCGTCGAATCTCGCGACGAACCCGCTTACCGGCGTGCCGACGTCGGTCGCCAACTTCAACAACCGCGCCTATTTCGCCGTCAGCAACACGTTGCAGTTCAGCGACCCATTGAATCCGCTGACGCGTACGAACGCGTCGCAGGCCGTGACTGTCGGCGACACGACGCCGATCACCGCTCAGTCGGGGCTTCCGATTCAGACGACGTCGGCCGGCGTGATCGGCGCGCTTGTCGTGTTCAAGCAGAGTCAGATCTGGCAGATCACCGGCGACCCCGCAACGAACAATCTTGCGGTCAACTACATTTCTCTGACGACAGGCTGCATCGCGCCGCGCAGCGTCGTGCAGGGAACCTTCGGCATCTTTTTCGCGGGGGTTGACGCGCCGTACATCCTGAATTTCCTCGGTACGCTGGTGCCACTTTCCAGCCGGCCCGGAACCGACTTCCCGGCGGATCTTCAGGTGCCATTCCAGAACACGACGCAGCCGTCGCGCATCAGTGCATCGTTCGCCGGAAACGTGTATCGCGTCTGCGTGCCTACGCTGATCCAGGGGCAGGCCCAGACAAACGATTACTGGTACGACATCCATCGCAAGCGCTGGACGGGGCCGCATACGTTCACGTACGACTGCGCCGCGCAGTACGGCAATGCGTTTATCGTTTCGGGGGCCACGCAAGGCGCGGCACTGTTCCAAAGCACGACGATACCGACTTCCAACAGCGGATATGTCGACGGATCGACGGCGATCGTTGCGCATCTGCGCTCGGCCAATTTCCCGAAGACTGCGCACATGCAGGAAGTGCAGGTTGTCGAGTCGACGATCGAGCTTGCATCGACCGGCACCGCGGTGAACTTCAACCTCACGGCGCTGGATGATCAGGCAGGCACCCTTTCCACGACCTTTATCCAGACTGTCGCATCCGGCTCTATCTGGGGGGCATTTTCGTGGGGGCAGGCGAACTGGTCATCGAACAGCAGCATTCCGCACGTCTACACGATTCCGTGGCCGGTTGCCCTGGTGTTTCAAAAAATGTCGATCGACGTCACCGTGACGCCGGTCAACAAAGTGCAGATCGGAACCTTCTTTGCCCGTTACCAGGATACGGGCTACACGAACAAGGGGTAAGCCATGCCCAACATCATCGGCAACTTGCCGAACAATCTCGCCAACGGGACCACTGCAGATGCGTCGCAGGTCATGGCGGACCTGAATTTCATCGTGAACCAGGTGAATGCCAACGCGCTGGCGAACACCGTGCAGACGCTCACGCTGCAGCAACTGACGCTGAATGAGCCGGCGAACGGCACTACTACGCTGGTCGTCAACGGCGCGGGGGATTCGTTTGGCGCCAACATCAAACTCATCGGCAATGGCGGCGTGGCCCCGAACAAATACCTTGCTGTGGTGAATGGCGTTTTCCAGATCACAAATAGCGCGCGCAGCGGGGCGGTTTTTACGGCTGACGATAGCGGGAATGCAACGGTGTCGGGGAACTTTACCGCCACGGGAACGGTTAGTGGTTCGAATATCACCGGCACGTCGGATGAGACGCTGAAAAAAGATTGGAAGCCGTTCGGGCCGGATTTTCTCGAAATGGTCGCGGAGGTGCTGCATGGCACCTACACGCGCATCGACACCGGCGAGCGGCGGGTCGGTGCAGGTGCGCAATCGTTGCGGGGGGTTCTCCCGGAAGCAGTCTTCGGTGACGACGTTCTCTCAATCGCCGAAGGCAGCGCCGCGCTCGCGATCGTGATCGAGTTGACACGCGAAGTGCTGCGCCTGCGCGCGCTTCTGGAGCCGACGAAATGACGCTGCCCGCATCCTTCCCGCTGTCCATGTCGCAAGTGGCCACTGAGCTCGGTCTAGCGCTGCCGCTTTCGATCAATCACGCGTGGGTGATTGCCCTCGCGGGGAAGTCGGGGCTCCCAGTCAGCTTCAGCGATCTCCTGGGAAAATCGGGGCGCTTCGACGGGAATCTGACAGTTCAGAACGGCGGTACGTCGCCTCCGACCGTCAGAGTGTTCCCAAACGCACCGTTTTTTGGCGGAACGATTGCCTCTGTCGGGAGTGCAGTCGGAGGGGGATGCACCTTGGCATTTTCTTCGACTCCAAATTGGACCGGCAACATCCAGGTCATCAACAACACGCTCGCGCAGTCTGCTGTTTTTTCTCCGGCCGGAGGCAATTTCTGGGCTACCTCGACCGGAGGCGGATTTATCGGATCAGTCGGTTCGACCTATAGCTTCACCATCCTGCCATCCAACTGACGCGGGAAACGGCTATATCGTAGCCACAAACTGAAACGGGGAAGCCATGGGCAACAGAACCCTCACCGAAGACGATGTCAAAGCGATCGCCGAGCAGATTGAAAGCGGGATCACCCAGCGTTTCCAGCTCAATGTCGGCCGCGGTGTGCTGGGGCTGGCGTGGCGGGTTTTCATGTACGCCCTCGTCGCGCTCGCCGCATACGGTGCCGGCGGCGGGTTTAGGAAGTTCCTCTAGGAGAAAGTCATGCTCGATTCGATCAAATCCGCCATCGAGGCGCGGTTCCAGGCCATTGCAAACGACGGCCGGGCGTTCGTCGACAAGGTCGAGGAAGTCGTCGGCCTCGGCAGAGTCGCGAAAGAACTCGCTGATCTCGAGGCGCAAGTGATGACCATTCTCAGCGATGCTGGCTCGACCGCTGAACAAAAGGTCGAGCAGATCCTGCGCGCGGTGGGCAAGCTGTGAGCAGCTTTGACGAAGCCTTCGAAGTCCTGATGGGAAACGAGGGCGGCTACTCGAACAATCCCGCCGATCCCGGCGGCGAGACGATGTGGGGCGTCACGGCCCGTGTCGCGCGCGCGAACGGGTACGGAGGCGACATGCGCTCGATGCCGCAGGCAACTGCAAAGCTGATCGCGAAGCGGGTCTACTGGGATCCGTACTACTGCGACCAGTTCGATCCGCGCGTGGCGTTCCAGGTTTTCGACGCGGCGTACAACGGCGGACTGCCGGTGACATGGCTCCAGGAAGCCGCTGGTCTTAAGCCAGACGGCCGCATCGGCCCGGTCACGATCGCTGCGGTGAACTCCACTGATCCGCTGCGCATCGTCGCGCGGTTCCTGGCGTACCGGCTGAAGTACCTCGCTAATCTGCATAACTGGCCGGCATTCAGTCATGGATGGGCGAATCGCATCGCCAACAACCTGCTTAAGGGAGCTGCATGATGGCCTTCGATCCGATTACCGCAGTCTCCGACGTCGTCGGCAAGGTCATCGACCGGGTCTGGCCGGATCCGGCCCAGGCTACGGCGGCGAAGCTGCAACTCCTGCAACTGCAGCAGACTGGGGAGCTCGCGCAGATCACCGGCCAGATGCAGATCAACCAAGCCGAAGCGACGAGCAGCGATCCGCTGCAGCACTGGCGCGGCGGGATGGGATGGGTCTGCGTGGCCGGCTACGCGTGGAATTTCGTGATGCAGCCGCTGATCAATGCGGGCGCGGCGATCGTCGGGCACCCGCTGAACTTGCCGCCGCTTGATCTGACCGAGCTGTCGACGCTCACGCTCGGCATGCTCGGGCTCGGCGGTCTGCACGTTGCGGAGCGCATCAAGGGGGCGGCGTGAACAACCTCGTGAAAATCGGTCACGGCATCGACACCGCGCCGCTGCTTCTCGCCATCGCCCGGCAACCGGGTCTATGGGATCGCCATACCGCGCGTACCGACCCGGAAAGCGGCCCGCACGCAGACGTATCGGACATCTGGCTCCGGTACAACGACGAGAAGCCGTACAAGGCGAAGGGAGACTACACCGGTTTCAACGATGCGCACGATGCGGTGTTCTATCCCGAATGGTATGCGCTGCCGCAGGTTCGGCCGATCGTATTCGGCCTGATGGCGCGCGTCGAGGGTACACGTCTAGGCGGCATCCTGATCACGAAAATTCCCGCCGGCAAGCGCGTGCTCCCGCATGCCGACGATAACTGGCATGTCAGGCACTACAACACGAAGCTGTACGTGCCGCTGCAGACGAACCCCAAATGCTGGAACCGCGTCGAAGAAGAACGAGTTGTAATGGCACCGGGCGACGTCTGGTATTTCGACAACACGAAGGAGCACGAGGTGGTCAACGAAGGCGACGATGATCGGATCACGCTGATCGTGTCGGTGCGGTGCGAGAAATGACCATCAAGCATCACTTCGCGGCCGGCGGCGTGTATGCACGCGAGCAGACGCTGCGCGCGGGAGATGAAGTGCAGAAGCATGTGCACGACTACGATCACCTGAGCTATCTCGCGCATGGCACGGCGATGCTAGATATTGACGGCGAGCTGCAGGTGATGCACGGTCCGTGCATGCTGGAAGTGAAAGCCGGTCGTGTACATCGCATCACAGCGCTGACGGATCTGACGTGGCTGTGCATCCATGCCGAAAGCGTCGCGGATCCCGAAACCTTGATGAAGGGGTGAATCATGCCATGGGGAGCGGTTGCCGGAGTCGTTGGCAGTGTTGCAGGCGGCCTGGTTAGCAACGCCATGGGCGGTGGGGGCGGGGGCACTTCAGGAGGTGGACCGTCCTACTACGTCCCGACTGGCCTCGGTACGGCTGATACGGGTTGGCAGAACTTCCTGTCGAGCCTCAGCGGGCAGTACATGAACAACCCGCTCGGCCAGTATGGACAGCAATCTCTGTTCGGTGGGCTTGCCGCCAACACCCAATACGCCCCGGGCTACCAGAACGCAGCCAATCTGGCGGGCACCGGCTATGCGAACGCGGGTGCCGCGCTGGCAGATCTCGGCAATTTCGATCTTGCAACACAGCGGCAGTTGCTCGGCGCCGGCCGGCAAGTGTTCGACATGGGGCTCGATCCTCGGAATGCGCTCTACGATCGGACGCTGAACCAGCTCACGCAGCAGACCGGTGCGACGAACTCGATGTACGGACTCGGTTCATCGGCAGCGGGCGCTGGCGTGCAGAATCAGGCGCTGTCGAACTTCAACATCGACTGGCAGAACAATCAGCTGTCGCGCGCGCTGCAGGGGCTGCAGGGTTATACCGGCGCGGCCACCACCGGCGGTCAATACGGACAGGCCGGCGCGAACGCGCTCACTCTCTCGCCCCAGTACACGCTGGCCGGTGGTTCGACGCCGTACACCACCGCGCAAGCGATTGCCGCGACACCGGGGCAGCTCGGCAACACCTACGGTGCGTACCTGAACCAGAACGTGTACGGCCCTGCGGAGGGCATCATGGGGCAAATCATCCCATACATGAACTACGGCCAGGGCGCTCAGGCGGTGCCGTACCAGAACGCACAGAACAACGCAGCAGCATGGGGCGGTGCGATCGGCAATGGCGTCCAGACGGCGCTCGGTTCGTCTGGCGTGCAGAACGCGTTTTCGAATTTCTTCAATCCGGCGAGCGGTTCATTTAGCGGCGGCGATTTCAGTGGTGCGTTCACGTCCAGCCCGTACTACTCGGGCGGTGGGAACTCATACGGATTTACGATGGGGTAAGCCATGCCTACCTGGATCGACTACATGGGGGCGTTGCAGCAGCAGGCGCAGCAGCGCCAGGCAGCGCAGATCCAACTCGCCCAGTTTCAGCAACAGCAGCAGGATCGACAACGTCAGCAGGCCGCGCTTGAGGCGGCCGGCAACGCATTGCCGATGTTGCTCACGCAGCCACCGCAGGCTGCACAGATGCCACCGCCTCAGGCGCCGAACCCGGGCCAACCGTCTATGCCGGCGCAGACCGCTGGCATGCCGCTGCCTTCCGGGCCTGTGCCCGGTCAGGTGAATCGACCGCCGCTGCCGCCTAGCGGCACGCAGGGAGGAATGCCGCCCGCCGGTATCCAGCCTTTCCGCCCGATGCCTACCGCGGGCTCGCCGGCGCAGACCATCGCACCGCAAATCCCGGCACCTCCGTCGAATGCTCCAGGTCCCATGCAGCAAGCCTCCGGACCGCTCTCGCTTGAGAGCGCAATCAAGGTTCTGAAGGATCAGGGCCTGTCAGGTTCCGACCTGATGGCCGGGCTGCAGCAGCTCACCCCGATCCTCGACTCGCAGGCGAAGCAGCAAGCCGCGTCGATTCAGCAGCAGTTCCAGCATCAGCTGCAGATCGCGCAGCTGCAGGAGCGCTATGACGCGCTGCGTCAGCGCGCCGAGGACAATGCGTTGAACCGCGCCGAGCGATCGCAAGCCCACGCCGATTCAATGGAAATCCGTCGGGAGATGCTGGCGCTGCGCCGACAGTCGATCGCAATGGCAGGCGGGGATGATGCGAAGTTCTCGCCAGAAGATCTGAAGTTTCTGGCCGAACAGGCGCGCGCGGGCGATACATCGGTCTACCAGAACCTCGGCCGCGGCGCGCAGGGTGCGAAGAACATCATCGCGCTGCGCCGCGAAGTGATGAGGCAGGAGCGCGAAGCGGGCGGCACCGGCGCGGACATCGCGGCTGCGAACGCCGGCTTCCAGGGAGAGAAGGCGGCGGCGCGGACGGGCGCTACACGCGCGACGAACATCGGCATGGCCGTCGCGGAGGCGCAGAAGACGTTCCCACTCGTGCGGGAAGCGTCGGCTGCGCTGCCGCGCACCGAGTTCCCAGGCGTGAACCGCGCTATGCAAGCTGCTCAAACAGGAACCGGGGATCCCCGTGTCGTTGCGCTCGGCACGGCGCTGAACACGTCAGTAAATGCCTACGCTCGCGCGATCAGTCCCACCGGCGTGCCGACGGTATCGGACAAAGAACACGCGCGCGAGCTGCTGTCCACCGCCAGTACGCCCGAGCAGCTCAACGCGGTGCTCACGATGATGGAAAAGGAAATGGCCGCGGCTCGTCAAGCCCCGACCGAAGTGCAGGCGCAGCAGAAGGCGCGCATTTCCGGGCGAGGTGAAGGCGCACCTGCTGTCGGCACGATCGAAGGCGGCTACCGGTTCAAGGGTGGTGACCCGTCGAAGCAAAGCAACTGGGAGAAGATGTAATGGCCGGCCCGTGGGAGAAGTACGCGCAGGACACGGCCGCGTCCACAACAGGGCCGTGGGACAAGTATGCCGGTGCGGCGCAGGTAGCAGCGCCGCGCAGCCCCGTTGCGCCTCTCGAGCGCCTTCCAGGCGATACGGGCGGCGCGGTAGCCCCGCAGAAGGCGGACGACATCGCTCACAAATTGCTCGGGCTGGGCGAAGCCGGCCTGTCGGTCGCGACCGGCGCGCTCGCTGCGCCCGTGGGTGCGGCCTACGGTGTCGGAAAGACGCTGACGAGCGGCAAGTATGGCACGCAGGCCGGGATCGAGGCCGGGGAGAAGGCCGGCTCGGAACTGGCGAGCCGGCTGACGTACCAGCCGCGCACACAGACCGGGCGCGACATCCTTCAAGGTGTAGGGGAATCGGGACTGGCGCATGCACTTCAGGGCCTGCCGATCGAGTCACCGATGATCGCTCGGATTCCGGAAGTGCCGCGCGGCGTGCTCGCGACCGGAGAAGGCGCGGCGGGAGCCGCGCGCGCCGGCGCGAATGCCGTCGGTCGTGGCGCGCGCGCGATGGCGCGCGGTGCGGTCCAAGGTCTACCCGACGTGGATCCTCAAACGCTGCAACTGGCTCGCCAGGCACATACGCTGGGTTTCCGTCTCACGCCGGACATGGTGTACGGCAACAAATATGTGCGGCAGGCGGGAGAACTGGCACAGGACAATCCGTTCGTAGGGCGCACGGTGCGTGAGCACAACCAGGACATGTTCAACCATCAGCTCGTCTACCTGTTGGGTGGCGAGGGGAATCGGCTCACGCGGCAGGTGTTCAACCGCGCGATGACGCGTGCTGGCGAAACGATCGGGGAGATTGCCGGCAGTCACGATGTGCCGTTCAATGAGGATCTCGTGAACCGGCTAGCCGGACATGTCACCGAGGCGCAACGCTACCAGACGGGCGACGTGGAGCGCGTGGTCCGCGGTTACGTCGATGAGATCACCGACCGTTCGCAGGGCGGTGTACTGCCGGGGGAAGCCTTCCGGCGCATCAGCACCCGGCTGAACACGCAGATCCGCAATACGCAGAACGGAGATTTGCGCAACGCGCTGTCGGGGCTTCAGGATGACCTGCAGGAATCATTCGTGGCGCAGCTCAGCCCAGAAGACCTGAACCGCTACAATGCGGCGCGCCGGCAGTACGCAGTCGGTAAAACACTTGAGCCTCTCGTCGCGAAATCTCCAACCGGTCGTATCCCACCGGCCGCGCTGCTTGGCGCAGTGACGCGCAACCAGGCAGGACGCTCCGCTATGGCCCGTGGGGCGGCCGGCGATCTCGGGGCGCTGGCCGATATAGGTCAGCGCTTCCTGAGAGAGCAGCCTTCCAGCGGTACCGCCGAGCGCGCGCTGATGCAGAACCTTCTCATGCACCCGGTCGGCACGCTGGCCGCCGGCGGGACTGCAGCACTCACTGCGCCCGCCGCGGCGGCATACAACCGCTTCGGTCCAGAAGTTACGGACCTGCTCATCCAACGACCCCCGAGGCCATGAGAATTCTCGCGATCGACGTCGGTTCGAACTGTCTCGACTGGCTGATGCGCTGCCAGGAGTGGGGGCATCAGGTCCGTTGGTACGACAAGCCACGCCCGGACGGCACCGACCGTCACGCTGGCGAAGGCATCGTGCAGAAGATCCGCGATTACGATGAGCTGCGCCGAAAATGGCTCGGCTGGGCCGACCTGATCTACACGCCGGACAACGTCAGCTATCTCGAAATGCTCGAGCCGTACCGCCGGATCGGCTATCCGATCTATGGCTGCAATTTGGCGGCCGTCGAGTGGGAGCTCGACCGTGAGGCCGGGCAGAAGGTCATGGAAGAGTGCGGGATGCGGATCATCCCGGGCAAGACGTTCCACGACTATGATTCCGCGATCGCCTACGTGAAGAAGGAAGGCAAGGCGTTCGTGTCGAAGCCGTCCGGCGATGGCGAGCGCGCGATGTCGTACGTCGCGGACAGCGCTGCCGACATGGTGTACATGCTCGGGCGGTGGAAGAAGATCGACAAGTACCGATCGGCGGCGCGTCAGGACGGCTTCATCCTGCAGGAGAAGATCAACGGGATAGAGATGGCCGTGGGCGGCTTCTTCGGGCCCGACGGCTGGTCGCGCGGCTGGGTCGAGAACTGGGAAAACAAGAAGCTGATGAACGGTGATCTGGGCGTAAATACTGGCGAAATGGGAACCACAGTGCGCGTCGTCCGGCAATCGAAGCTTGCCGACGAGGTGCTCAAGCCGGCCACCGAGCACCTGAAGCGGATCGGGTACGTTGGATACGTCGATGTGAACTGCATGATCCCGACCGACGGGAAGGGCCCGTATCCGCTCGAGTGGACGATGCGCGACGGCTGGCCGATCCGCCACAACTTGACCGCGCTGATCGAGGGCGATCCCGCGCAGTGGATGGCCGACAAGATTCAGGGGCGCGACACGCTAAAGATCCGCATGGACGAGGTATGTATCTCGGTCCTGATGGCTTTGCCCGACTTCCCTTACTCGAAGATCACGAACAAGGAGCTGTGCGGGATTCCGATCTATGGCGCCGAGGACACGGAGCACCTGCACTTCTCCGAAGTGATGATGGGCACGGCACCGCGTGAAGTGAACGGCAAGGTCGTTGACCTGCCGGGACCGGTGACGGCCGGCGATTACGTGCTGATCGCCACCGGTACCGGCGAAACGATCACTGGCGCGCGCCGGTCCGCGTACAGCGCTATCAAGAAGGTGAAGATCCCGAACAGCCCGTTCTACCGGACGGACATTGGTGTCGGCCGTCTGAAGAAGCAATTGCCCGAGCTGCAGGCCATGGGATACGCTAAAGGCTTATCCTATTAAGGAATACGGATCATGGAACCTGTTGTTGCGTTTGCCATAATTGCCGTGCCGGTCGCCATTCTTCTGGCGTTGTTCTCCTGTCCGGACGACTTTGAGTAGTGGCCATGCCGATGAAATCGAAAGCACAGAACCGAGCGATGCACGCCGCAGCGGAGGGTCGTTCCAAGATTGGCATCCCGAAGAAGGTCGGGAAGGAGTTCGTCCGTGCCGAACATGGCAAGTCCACGAAGGGCCTGCCGAAACGGAAGCGGAGCAAGAAATGAGGCGAGCGATGCGCGCCGGCCTGATTTCCGAACAGGGCATCAAGGATGCTCTTGTCGAGGCGAAGGGGGACATCTTCCTTGCGTCGACGGCGCTGGACTGCACCGCTCAGGAACTGGACCGATACATCCGCGCGTCGTCTGAACTGCAGCAGTTCGCTGCGGCGATCGAGAAGGTCAAGATCGACCCGGCGTACTCGAGGATGAGCGCAGAGCAGTTCGAGAACGAGCTTTCCGATCTCACGCGCGCGTACAAGGTCGTCGGGTTGGAAGAACTGCACGGACTCGCCACGATGGATCATAAGGGCAGCGCGGCGATGGCGAAGGTGAAGCTGCAGGCTGCAATCTCGCTCCGCGGCGGCGAACAGCGTGTTGCCGGCGATCGCGAAATCGAGCACGCATTGTCCGAGCTGAACCAGCTTTATCACCAGAACGCGCCGCGGATCAAGGAGATCCGGCAGACCGTCGTCAAGCTTGAAGATGGTCGGGAAGCGACTCAACGAGTGATCGAACTTCAGCCAAGTCAGCAATAGCCTGCCGCCGTTTTTTCTCGAGCCGATCCCAGTCCGGCTCGTCGTCTGGATATGCGTGGTATTTTCGCAGGGACACGTGGCCGAGCCGCGCCAACTCCTTGACGGCCGTCTTGTGGCCGGCTTCTCGAACGGTTTTCTTCGGTTCGTCACGGCCTGTTCCGATCCACTCCCAGGCCGGCAGCAGACCGGATGACTCGGGAGCAAGTCGTGGGCGTATATCCCATTTCTCGACGCCCCGGAGACCGCCTCGCTGATACTGGACCACCTGCTTCGGTAAGCCAGAACGGTCGGCGAGCTCGTCATCCGTGATGCATGCTCCGCGGCAGACGTCCCACAACAAGTGGAGGCGGTCCGAGTCCGGCATCCGCAGGTCGATCGCCTCCTCATGCACGTGCCAGGTGTGAGGGAGCGGGATCACGCCATACTCGGCAACGTTCGTCATGGATCGCTCAACCCGATTCATGGTCAATGGACATTCTACGAATACGAGGACGTCGGCGGGGCCGGCGCGTTCCGACGTGGTGTATCGATCGATCAGCACACCACCGTTCTGGCGCCATCGCTCGAGCTGTCCGGCGGTGGCCTTGTCCCACCACGCCCATTGAAAAACCGGCAAGTCTGCGATCTTGCCGCTGCGAAAGAAAACCGGCTTGATCGTCGTGTATCCGCGGTTGACCAGTACATGCGTGAACGCGTCGAATGCAGAACGGATCGAGCCGGCCGTGTCGTTGGTCCGGTAGAGTTTCAC